CTTTGTAACCGCCAACGCACCATTTATAATCGCTTGCGCCTTCGCAAATTCCTTTTGCCTTTGGAAAGCCTCCTTTTCTAACTTCTCCCGCTGGTCTGCAAATTGTTTTTCTATTTTCGCCCTCTCTGCATCTGTCTTTGCAACTTCCAGTCTTGCCTCTTTTTGTTTGTCAAGGTTTTTTAGATCATTTTCTGTGTTTACCTGCTGTAAATCTCCAATTGCCTTAAATGCCGTCTCAGCGATGGCTTTGGCCCCTTGCAATGCCTGTTCAATTTTAGCCACCATTGCCTCTATGTCATCGGCAATCAAATCGGTCATATCCTTCTTTGCAATTCCACGGATATTCTTTGCCCAATCCCTGATCTCTTCTTCCGTTGCTGCCTTTGTCTCCTTTATGCTTTCAACTGACCTTTTAGGCAATTCACTAAACGGGTCAAAGTCCTCAGTTACCCCAAATGCAGACTTTAGGTTGTCCATCGTTTTAACAGACTCAACGCCCAATTCTTTCACCTCTCCGGTCAATCTGCGGATGTTCAACTCATTGATTGATATCTCATCGTTGATCTCTGAAAAGCGTTCCCGGCCGGCTTCCGTTTCGAGGTTCAATTTGCCCTGCTCATCTTTCAGTTTCTTGACCGCCTCATTATGGAGATTGATTGTACCAACGGTCTTTTTAACTCGCTTAGTGTATCTGTCAATTATTGCCTTAGCGCGGTCAATCTCAGCACCTAATTCGAAGTACCTTGCGCGTCCACTTGCGGTTGATAAGTCAAGTTCTGACTGTTCCTTTTTGAGTGCCTTAATATTTTCCCCCAATGACGCAATAGAGAAACCAAAGCTGATCACATCCTTGCTCGCTTCCTTGATCGTATCACGTGCCGACTTGGTTGCCTCATCAAGAATATTCACTTGGGTTGACAGTCTGCCTACCGCCACGTCTGTTTTTTCAATACCGAAAATCAGTTCATCCATTGCCTCGCCTATTCCTCTCAGGAAGTCAAGACTTTGTTCAAAGGCTTCCGCATATTCAAGTAAGTTGTTTGCAACCCTGTTAGTCATTTTGGCCATTGCCTCCATTGACCAAACCAATAAAGAGACAACCGCATCCATGTTTGTCGCGTCCTCTTCAAGCAACCCCATCGCCTTTCCGCCACTGGTAAAGCCATCCATTATACTAGCCATTGCCTTTGTCAACTCAATCATTGAAAATGTGAGCTTTCCAATTGGCGGACCTATGATCTTTAATGCCTCTGTAATGCTCCCACCTGATTCAGCAAAATTTATAAGTTGGTCCGTAACCACCTTGACAGCAGGTAAAAACGCCTGTCCAAATTCCCGCTTTAGTTTGTTGGTTGCGCCCTCAAGGGTGGACAATCGCCCTGTGAGGGTTTCGGATTGTTTCGACATTGCGCCAAAAAATCTGCCGCCTTCGCTTGTGGCTAAGACAAGCGCATCCTTAACCTCGTCAATAGAAATGTCACCTGCTGCCATCCTAACCCTCAATTCCTCCATTGTCTCCCCTGTTTTTTCAGCGATCTGTTGCAACGGGTTCCATCCCACGTTAACCATTTGTAGCAAATCCTGACCCTGCAAACGCCCAAGGCTTGAGACTTGACCAAATGCCAGTGCAAGTCTTTTAAACTTAAATTCATTGCCCTGGGCCACATCCCCAAGACTTGTAAGCGTTGGTATCAATTTATCATCTGCCGCAACCCCAAAGTTTAGCAAAGTTGTTGTAACCTCGTTTAACGCCTCCGGGGTTAATGGTGTTTTTAAGCTCAGTACCTCAAGGTCGTCTGTTAATTTCTGCGCTGCCTCACTTGATCCATTTAGAAACACGGTGAACCCTGTCAAAGTCTGTTCATAGGCTGCTGCCAGTTTCACCGACTCTTTGGTCAGTTCGAACATTTGCACCCCGATTTCCTTCAACACGTCAAGGAATTTTTTGGCCGCTGCGATCGCGAAGGCAGGACCGGCCATTGCCGCAAATCCGCCCAATCCTTGCGTCATTTTACCAAGTCCACCCAATACCCCATCAGTTGCCTTTTTGAATATACCGGCACCCTTAGTCGCTCCAGATGTATCCCACTCGGTTTTGAAAATAATGCGCTCTACACGTGTAGCCAATGGTTTAGGTGGTTCCGAGTGTTTACCGTCCCGGTTCGGTCATATGCAAATATACGAATTTTTATATATCCGTTCGTTTTACCAATAAATCACGAAAGGATTCCCACCTATCATCCCTTTCTTCCGCTTGGTTCTCAAGTTCTAAAATCCGTTTCAGGTTGTCAAATTCCTGATGAGTTATCGGATCAATGCCATCGGGATAAACCAGCCTATCACTGATAGTCCCCAAGTTATCACAATTGTAAATCCGGATCCCAACTCCGTTATCACCCTTCCATAATTCTTCGGCTGGTTTGTGACCGTATTTGTACTTCTGTGTCTCTTTTTTCATACCGCAATATACAAAAACCGCCCCAATTAGGAGCGGTTCGGACTATGAAAGATAAATATATAGAAAAGAGAGAATAGCTAGCAATATGATTATCGTTTCTTTTTCGCTTTGCTTTTGTGCGCTTTATACCATGCGTTCAAAGTCTTATAATATTCAAAGATAGTCATTTTTTCGATCCGATCAACCTCGGAAGGCGTGCCGCCTATGATTGTATTCAGTTCCCAAAAATCCCGGACAATCTTTAATGCAGCATCCCCGTAATCCATTGCGCTGATTGGCTTTAATCCGGAATCAGACTTTTTAGCTCGCTTTGTATCTGACCAAGGGATTGCATCAAAGACTCTTCTGATATATCGCCAAAGCCTAGTATTTGTCGGTAAGACTGCGACAAAAAAAAAGACAGTGCCTTTTCGTCATTTTCCCAATCTGTAATCTTTTCGTTTAGAATCATGTCGTCAACGGCTTCTGGGTTCTCATCCTCCCGGATATAGAACAGGGCAGCGAGTTGCAATACCACATCTGGACCGCTTGGGAGTTCCATTCTCTTTTGCATTTTGTGCATACCGTGGGCAACCTTGCCTATTTCCCCGGCGTTGAAGTCATCAAAGAACTGTTTAAAGAAGTCCCCGACAATGTTGTTGTCAAGGTTGTATGCGGCCAATTCCAAAGCCCTACGGAGCCTCAAACCTCTGACCCCTGGCATATCCCAAGGACTAGGATAATGCCCGTAACGATGCCCCTTTTTGCACGTGAATAGGTATTCGATTTCCTGATTTTGGTGATCTGGAAACATTGGGGATTTGAGGCGGTTAAGTTCGGACTGCAACTCATTAATTTTCGCCTCGTGCGCATTTCGTGTAATAATTGGTAGTTTCATGCCTATTTTTCTATATATTTAGAAATCCAAAACCCTTTCCTTCAAGGTCTTTGTTTATGCTGTTTAGTTGTTCCATAGCTATCCGTAAAAAATTACAGAACCCAAAGACCCTGACTTAATCAATTCATTCACCTCGTGTACGCGCGGGTCGCGAAAGACAATATCGTCTTCCACCTCTCCAAAGTCACCATTTTCATAAACCGGCAAAACCTTTGTGCAGGTCTCTACCTGTAATCGGTATGTGTCGCCGGTCCTTATAATCCTTGCTGCCCCGGTTAATTCTGGATAGCCAATTGCCGCCATCTTCACAACTTTACCCCTTTTCAGTTGGCGGTATTCTTCAAGTGTTATAGTTATCTCTTTTTCGTCTTTCATATTTTTTATGTTAAAAATGTTATTCAATTATAATTTTATCACCCGGTTGGAGGGGGAGAATTTTGAATGCTAAATTTTCGGCGTGATCCATGCATCCATTTGTCCACCAGTTACCCTTGCCGATTACTACCAAATCAAAATCATTCCTTTGTACAATGTAACCAATGTACATGTGATCGCAGCCGCCCACAATCTCGCCAATCTGCCCATCCTCCATTTCTGCCGGGTAAATCGTCTTGGGGTTGGTGTCAATGGTTTGGACAGGTTCGACGGTGTACTTAGGTATTGGGATAATGTATTTAGCGTTACTATAAAAGACTACTTCATAATCGTTTATGCGCTTAATCAGCCAATTGTTATGCGAAACGTCATCATCTCGCACCCTTACCACTTGTGCCACCTGTCCCACTTCCATCTCAGAAGCGGGGATTGTCTTTGTCTCTTTTCTTTCGATTTTTAAATTCATATTCTTTTATTATTATCGTTTAACTCACTGCAAGAATACGTAACAAATTTCATTTTTCCTAAGTTTTTTTGTGAATGCGATTATTCGTATATATTGGGTATGGAAAAGCATACATTGGAACGGGCTAATAAGATCATGGCCGAAATTCAGGAGATTGAATCCCAATTGGATTCTGAGATTTCAGTAAGGTTTGAGGGAAAGGATTTCTATAAGGTTGTACATGGTCAATTTGGGGATGTTGCCCCGTCGATAATCACAACTGTAACAGATCTCCTTGAGAATCGCCTCGCTGAATTGGAACGTGAATTTAAAACCCTGTAACGGTTCGACAATCGCATATTAAGGGTAGGGGATATTGGGCACGTGTCCTACCTCGGGTTCAGGTCCATATAATCCACCATATACCGCCATGCGTCAAGCATGTGTACCATTCCTTCTTTCTCAAGCGATTTATCAATATTCCCATTATCATTCATTTGGACTAAATTCAGGTCTTTGATCAGGTTCACACAACTTGGATCAATCAACATTTGCGGGTGGTTGTGCAGCATGGCGTTGCAAATGATTTGGCTGTGTTCATGCGTTGGATTTGCCTTTCGGTGAGGGAAGGCACGGTTGTCGGGTATTTGGAGTACGTGGGCTATTATCTTGTAGTCATTATTCAACGCCTTTAATGAACTTGTCTTGCGGCTCCTCCCACTTGCATCACCTGTTACAATGATATGCGGCTTTGCCTCCCATCCCTCTATCCACCTTGCCCGGATAACGTTACAAAGATCGCGGGTATCACTTGACCCCTCCAACCGGTCCTCTCCAATGGTCCACGCCCACCCGCTACCGTACTGCTGGTAGACGCATGACATATTTCCGATGTTAAAATCAAAGCTGATATGCAGCGGGTAAGACGGGTTGTAAGGAAGTACCCTATTGCTCACATGCTTCACCGGATCAAAGTTGTACGCAAATCGATTCTTTGGAGGCATTGCTGTCCAGTCCCCATCAATCATTCGGGCGTATTGAATTGGGTCCAACTGCCCCCACGCGTTCCACTGGTCCTGAGTGATAAAAGGGTTATCCTTTGCTAAGGCATTTTGATAATAGAAAAGCGGATCCAGGGTGCCACCCCTCCACGGGTCGTAAAATTTATCCTTTGACCATGTGAATGTCGGGTTGAATGTTGCGAACACAAAGCCCGGCGGCATTGGGTCAATGTACCATGATCCGGTCCGCTCCAGAGATCGTGTAAATGACAATTCCGGTAATCCCTCGGTTTGCTCAAGGAAGATCCCGTTAGTCTCCAAACCAAGCATCCAATTTATTTCCTTATCGTTGTTGTAATTCAGCGTCTTACCGACAATCTTAGACCCGTTCACATACTCAACAACAAAAGTACCCATCGACTCTGTAATACGGTTTATGTGCTTCGACCCCTTGAAGAATTTCTTTACTGATTCAAGGGTGGTCTCTTTAAGGTTGGGCCAACTGTCCCGGATCACATGCCACCTTGACCCCTTGAATTTGCGGGCCAATAGGTGAAGGATAAACAGCACTACGGAAGTCTTGCCGCCCCTGATACCACCGCCATAGGTTAGCACCCTGTACGGCAATTTGCCCGCAACACACATCATTGCAGTGTTGAAGAATTCAATCTGCTGATTATTGGCCTTTTCGCTTTTCGGGTCAAGATGGAATTTAACCGGCATCTTTATATATCAATCTCCGATCCATCCGGCAATGTCATTTTGTCGGGTTCGGCTTCGATTTTCACAACCTCCTTTTTGTCCACCTGTCCAAGTCGCTGTTTTCCCAGCCAAATCAGCATTGACTTATCCCCTTGCATTGCTAATTTGTATTGAGCGGTCTTTAATCCGGTATTCCCTTTAGCCCTCTTTCCTTGGTAATATTCACTAAAATCACATTTATTGGTGTCTTTGCACGCCAAGTAAAGGGTATTGGGATGCACCCCAAGATAAGCCGCTATTTCGGTGCCCGTACATCCTGCTTCAAGTAGCTTATCGACCTTATCCCAAGGTATTTTTGCCTTCTTTCGTCCTGCCATTGTCTTCTATATTTTGAGCGAGTAGATCGAATCGAACGTCTCCTTTGGGCTGGATTGCCCAACGTGCAACCGCCTCTTGCTGATTGTGGTCACTTGATGCGTGTGGCTGTTTTGATTTGCCCATTGTCGCGGTTATAATATGAACGATTTCCCGCCTCGATTCCGCAACATGATAAAACCCCTCGGTAGTGCTGATCATGCAACCGATATGCATGGGGCAAAACATTTCGATTTTTCTAACGTCGATTTCCACCCCGCTAACGACCTGCCCCCGGTTTGGTATCGACTTTGTGAATACTGCTTTCATTCCTTTATCAATTTCAATTCCATTTCTATTGCCATTTTTTCGAAGGCTTTCCACGAATTAATCAAGATTGCCAGGCTTTCCGCTATCTCAACGTCAACCAAAATTGTATCTGGGTAAACCTTCATATCTGCATTGCCAAACCGGGTAACTATGCGATATTCACCGCCCGATTTGATGTCATTGTAGATTTCTTTTGGGTTGGTTACTGTCATAACAACGTCTCTAATTCGTCAATCCTTACCCTGATCATTACTTCCATTTCCGCCACCGTCTTGCACTTTTTTAGGCTTTCTCGGATTTCGTTTATCTTTTTTTTTACGGGCTGATTTCTTTCCTGCACTGACTTCATCACCCTCCCCTGAACTGTCAACATCATCGTCGGATCCGCTAGTGAGTCCCTCCGCCAATACTCGTTCTCCCCGCCCTTCTGCACCGGTTCCGGATTCGCGATCATGACTCTTTTTAAATTCTCGTGAATTTCCCTTTCGTCGATCAACGTTCGAAATGCCTTTTCCTGTTCCATGCAATTTCTGTTTTAATCTTTCAATAAGTTCTGAAATATCCTTGTCATTCGCCTCGCTTCTCGCCCGTAACCCGTTCCATGCGGGTGGTCTTTTAACGCCATCTCCGATT